TTAATTACAATAGATACAATTCATTCTGTAAAAGGAGGGGAAGCAAATCATGTTGTATTATATAGTAAAGGTAATTATCCATCGGATTATGAACACAAATCCAAACAAGAAAAAAGTGATGAGAGAAGAGTTTGGTACACTGGTGCAACTCGTGCAAGAAAAACTTTACATTTGTTGAGAACTGACTATAAGTTTAACTACCCAATTGGTGCAGACTATTTAATTTATGTCCAAGAAAAAAATGACAAATAATAATATATTTGATGAAGCATTTCCAAAAGACAAGCAAGTCGGAGGATCTCACTATAAATCTTTTTTTATTCAACCTTGGACTTTTATAAGGAAGAATGGCCTTAATCCTTTTCAAGCAAATGTTATTAAATATGTTTGTAGATATTTATTTAAAGGTAGAGCAATAGAAGATCTAGAAAAAATTAAACATTATTGTGATTTAGAAATAGAACATATTAAAGATGGAGGAAAATAAATATATATTAACTACCATTTTAAAGAATCATTTAAAGTGGTGTAAAGACAATGGGAGAGATACATCATGGATCAAAGAAGTAGAAGAACTATCATGGTACAAAAGGTTCCAGAAAAAGTCTGCTGCGAATGCAATCAAAAAGCTGTCTTCGTGGAAATGAAAAAACTGTATTGTCCAAAACATTATGCAAAATTAAAAAACATACCACTAGAGGAATATGAGCAAAGGCTTACAGCTAACACTAACTTTTAAAAAATCTATTTGGAACACTCCATCAGAATATAAAGATTTATCTCACGCAAAAGAAATTGCAATTGATTTAGAAACTAGAGACGATGGCATCAATGAAAGACTTGGTGCTGGTTGGGCTATAGGTAAAGGAGAGATTGTAGGATTTGCAGTAGCAGTAGATGGTTGGCAAGGTTACTATCCATTTGGTCATCTAGGTGGTGGTAACATGATACCTGAACAAGTAAAAAACTATATGAAGCAAGTATGTAGTTTACCTTGTACTAAAATATTTCATAATGCACAGTATGATGTGGGTTGGTTGGAAGCATCAGGAATCACGGTCAACGGACCAATTGTAGATACGATGATAGCTGCAGCACTCATAGATGAGAACAGATATCAATATAATTTAAATAGTTTATCAGTAGATTATTTAGGAGAGATAAAAGCAGAGACAGAATTAAAAGAAGCTGCCGCAGCTCACGGTATAGATCCTAAAGCAGAGATGTGGAAGTTACCAGCTGAGCATGTAGGTTATTATGCAGAGCAAGATGCTGCACTCGCATTAAAGTTATGGCAACGATTTAAAGTTGAAATACAAAATCAAAGTTTAGGCACTATATGGGATTTAGAATCTAAGCTTCTCCCGGTGCTTATAAAAATGCGCCAACGAGGAATCCGAGTCCAAGTGGAAAAAGCTGAAGAATTACAAAAAGAAATGATGAGCCAAGAGAAAGAAATACTAATGGCCATAAAAAAAGAATCAGGAATAGAAGTAGACATTTGGGCATCACGCCAGATTGCCAAAGCTTTTGACAAAATGAAATTAGATTATCCACGAACTGATAAAACAAAAGAACCTTCCTTTACACAAAATTGGTTGAGTAATAATAAAAACAAAATAGCACAATTAATTGTTCAAGCAAGAGAGATCAATAAATTTCATGGAACTTTTTTATCATCAATCATGAAGTACCAGGTAAACGGTAGGATTCATGGAGAGATTCAACAATTGAGATCTGATTCTGGAGGCACAGTATCTGGACGGTTGAGTATGAGTAACCCTAATCTTCAACAAATACCAGCTAGAAACAAGGACTTTGGTCCCAAGATTCGTAGCCTATTTATTCCAGAAGAGGGTATGCAGTGGGGTAGTTTTGACTACTCGCAACAAGAACCACGAATGACGGTTCACTATGCAGCATCTATTGGAGATGGTTATGAAGGATCTAATGAACTAGTAGAAGCTTATCAAAATGCTAGCGCAGACTTTCACCAAACAGTAGCAGATCTTGTAGGTATTGAGAGATCACAAGCAAAGACAATTGGACTTGGTTTGATGTACGGTATGGGTAAGAATAAATTAGCCTTATCACTTGGTGTAAGTAAAGATGAGGCAGACGAACTTATAATTAAATATAATCGTAAGGTTCCTTTTGTTAAAAAATTATCAGACAGATGTAAATATGCAGCAGATGAGAAGGGTGTTATAAGGACCAAGAAAGGCCGTAAGTGTAGATTTGATATGTGGGAAACAAAAGACTTTGGTTTACATGTTGCAGAAAAATTTGATGATGCAGTAGCTAAATACGGTAAAGATAATATCAAAAGAGCATATACATACAAAGCATTAAATAGATTAATTCAAGGATCTTCAGCTGATCAAACAAAACAAGCAATGTTAGATTGTTATGAAGCAGGTCATTTACCTATGTTACAGATACATGATGAACTTTGTTTTAATATTAAAGATGATGCTCATGCTAATCAAATAAAAACTATTATGGAAAATGCAATTGAATTTAAGGTGCCTTCAGTAGTAGACCAAGCATTAGGAAAGAGTTGGGGAGATGCAAAATAAAAATTTACCAAACGATAATAAAGATCTTATAGCATACGCTGCTGGATTGTTTGATGGAGAGGGAAATATAAATTACAAACAATATAATTGTAAGGGACCTAACGGTAAAGTTTACAAAAAATGGAACGTTGGAATGGAAGTTGCAATGACTGATTTAGATTGTATAAAAAACTTTTTTGATATTGTTAAATTAGGGACAATACATTTTAAAGGTAAAGCCAAAGGTTCTTTAAATAAAAAAGATCAATGGCGTTGGAGATGTTCTCATCAAAAAGCATATAAGTTAGCTAAATTATTTTTACCGTACAGTGTAAGTAAGAGAAGAAAATTACTTGCAATTATAAATCATTATGAGTTTATTTTGCCGAAAAGACGCCTAGGAGAAAAGTTTGATTTTCTTAATAGCAAGTAAAAGTTACGGATTAATTTGTAAATTTTCTTGCACGTCTTGATACTTAATCTGATTTCTTACAGACTTAATATCAGACTCAATTTTAGTCATCCCAGTATGTACACTTCCATGTGACATCAACTCAGCTGACCACTTGTGTTCAAGGTGTTGAAGTTTTTTCAACAGCTCTATTTTTTTCGGACTCATTTAGTTCCTCATATGTTATGTGGATCCTAGAGTTTCCTGTGAAGCCATCTTCAGTTATTTCACACTTACCCTGGTCCACTAATTCAGAAAACTTATTGAGTGCAGCTTTATCATTTTCTGCTTCGACTACATGGTCTACACGCAAATTATTTTGATAAGCTATGATACGATAAGCTTTCATAAGATAGTATAAGATATATTGAACGAATGGTCAATATCATAGCCTTCATGGTTAATTGCTATACATTGTGCCCTATACTCGGCCAAAGAGCCCCCTATTTCTTTGATTCTCATTTTTTGAGCCTTTCCTATAGCATCTGCCATATATTTGCATTCTGAAGCATCTGAGAGGTTATCTCTGAGATACTGACCACATTTTATTTCATTATTTATATTAAAACAAAAGGTTGTTAATAATATAAATTTAATGACCATAATTGTTTATACTTTTTTATAAATACATTGCAATATTTGTTTGACTTCCTTTAATATCCCATGTATGTAAGATTTCATGCAAAAACAAAAAAGTAAAAGTCAAATTTTAGAAACATTGTTTGAAGAGGTAGATGATAAATTAAATTCAATTCCTACTCATGATCACGATGGAGGTTTGATTGAAGACTCATTGCATATGGATATGTATATAGATGGTATCGCAAACATACATTTTACAGATAGCATAAATAGAAAACATTATCCATTTAACAAAACAATAGCGACAATCTTAGTTGAAGATGAATTAGAGTGTCGTAGATTAGAACCAACAAAGGAGGACATTTATGGCAATAATGTTTGAGCCAAAGGGTAATGATTTTACTACCCCAAATACAAATGACTTACCTTTAGGACAAAAACCTGAAGGAGATAATTTTGATAAAGCACTTCTTAAATTAGAAAATGTGTTTCATACTTTAAACTCAAGATTAAATGCACTTGAAGAAAACATAAAAAAACTTGAAGAGGGTAGTAAACAAATAGAGTATCACGTTTTTAATTTAGTGAATGCTAAAAAGCCTTTAGTATTAACCCCGGACATGGAGGTCAAAGATGGACATAGATAAATGGAAGTCTGTTGCAATTAAAAGAACTGATTACGATTTATTAAAAGGTTTATGTAAAGATAAGTTTAGAGCTCCAGGTGCAATGATCTCTAAAATTCTTAATGATTATGTAGACCATCAAGCAAGGAAAAATAAAATTCCTAATGCTGTATATCGTACTAAACTTTTAAATGGTGGTTCGAATGGATCCGAAAAAAATAAAAGGTAAAGAGTTTTTTACAATTGAACTTGACTTAGAAAACAATAACGTAATTTTATATGTTAATGGTGAACTAAGAAATAAAATACATACGGTTAAAGCAGAGTCTCTCTTTGACCGTATGCTTAAAATAGCTAAATTAAAATTTCTAAAAATGCGTGATCAGATTGAACAATAATTCAATCTAGGGGTGTAACTTTTTTTAAAAAGTGCTTGATTAATAAGCTCAATATTTTATCAATTTTGTGGTTGGCAATAAAGTCAATCATAACACTAACCAAGAGGTAAAAATGAAAAATAAAATAAAAATCAGTGAAGCTTTTTTAAGAAATTGTGAAGGCTTTATGTTTGAAGATGTATTACTTGATAAGATTGATACATATTTAAAACCTGATCATAAACACGGAATGACTTTAGCGGGTCTAACTAAAGTTTCTCCGAGAGATTTTACGGCTACTTTAGGAGATGGAACACCTATCTTTACTAGAGCTGAAGTAAATAGAGTTATAAAATTACTAGGAAATTTTGAACTTACTCTGAAAAATATGGTTTGTCATAATTACGATCATAGAGGTAATTTATGTGAAGGCCATAATAATTTAGACTATGAATCTAGTGACGGGGATATAGCCCATCCCGAAATAGAAGCTCAGGCAGAAAAAGTTTTAGA